AGGGTCGCGTCGCCAGTCACGAGGTCACCCCCGACTGTTCCCAGAGGTCTTCGATCAGCAGCGGCAGCGTGATCGTCATGACCCGGTACTTCTGGCCGTCCTGCTCCAGATAGCCGGCCGCGGCGCCCATCTTCGGGCCGTACGCGCCGAGCAGGTCGATCGCCATGACGAGGCCGTCCAGGGTGAAGTCGGCGCTGTAGGCCGCGCACAGGGTGAACACGGCGTCGATCATGTTCGGGTCGATCTCGTCGTACGGCGCCTGGAGCAGCGGCGTGTAGATCCGGACGTTGAAGATGACGTTGACGGTGGTCTCGGACAGGCCGGACGCGTCCGGCGCGGGCACGATGTCCTGCACCCACACGGCGCAGGTGAGGCCGTTGCCCGGGGCGTTGACCGGCTGATTCCCGTTGACGTCCTCGAACAGGGCCAGGGTCGAGGCCTTGGAGGCGACGGCGTCGACGAGGTCGGATCCCTTCATCTCACACCACCCTCGTGCGCGCGGTGCGGCCGAACGCCGTCATCGCCTGGTCGCGCAGGTCCGGCAGGCCGGCCCCGATCCGGGCGACGGCCGCGGCGCCGGATCCCTGCGTCACCGCCCACGCGCTGGGCTCCTTCGTCAACTGCACCACGGCCTCACCGACCGCGTACGACTTGATCAGGCCGCGGATCGCGGCGATCTGGCCCGGATCGCCCTGGCCGTGCGTTGCCGCGGCCGAGCCGAACGACGCGCGCACCACGGTCAGCAGCCGCTCGGCGTACACCTCGGCGCCCGTGTGCGTCGCCAGCGTCGTCCCGTCCCACGCCCGCTTGACCGTGACCAGGTTCCCGGTGACCGCGAGCACGAACATGCGCTCGGTGTCGAGCTGCAACGTCTCCCCGGCCGTGAACTTCGTCCCGTCGGGCACGATCAGCCCTGCTGCGCCTGCCCCGTGTCGGCCATCGCCTTGTCCGCGACCAGCATCCGCTCCGCACCGACCCGGAACACGTCCCCGACGCCGACCGCCGCGCCGTTCGTGACCTGCACCGACGTGCCGGTCGTGTCGCCGAGCGCGGCAGCGAGCGCGCCGGCCGGGGCGAAGGCGTCCTCGTACCCGAACGCGCCGGTGATCCCGACGTCGCGCTGCGGGGTGTCGCCCTGGCCGAAGGATTCCGACCCGGAGCGGTCAAGCTCGAAGTAGGTGTAGGGCGGCGCATAGCGGGGGTTGCCCCACAGGATCGCGGCCGGGTCGATCGGGTTGCCGCCGGAGGTGACCGTCGGGATGGTGTTGGTGACGTCGCCGAGCTCAGCGGCGTCCAGGTAGATCTTCCACGGGTAGGTGGACTGGAAGTTGGGCCAGTCGACGTACTTCGTGGTCAGGGTCGTGTAGAACACGCGGTGGAGCTGCCCGTCGACCTTGTCGGATCCGGCCGTGATGGCGCGGTCGATCGCGGCGTTGTTGCGGGCCGTGAGCTTGAAGTCGAGGGCGGACTTGATGTCCTCGCGGGTCGCGTAGGTAGCTCGGGTAACGCTCATGTCCAACTCCTCTCGTGTCTCACATGCCTGACATGGACTGCGGGTCCCAGTCGTCCGGGTAGTAGAAGTCGCCGTCCGGGCAGTACAGGACTCCCGGCGAGGACGGCGGACCCGACTTGAGCGGCACACCGTGCGTGGGGCACGCGACCGGCGGAATGGAGGCGTAGTACGCGGCGTACTGGGCCTGTTCGGCGAGCGTCGAATACAGGTCCCAGCCAGTTACCCCTCCGGACACGTGCGCCTCCTCACGCCGCCGCGACCGTGGCCGCGTCGTCGATGGGCACGTACGTGATCGTCCACTTGACCGACCCGGTGACCGTCGCCGTCGTCGTGATCGTCACCGATCCTGCGTCGACCAGGAGCCCGGCCGCGGGCAGTACGACGCCAGCCTGCGTCGGGGCGTCCGTGACCGCGGCACCGCCCGGGGCGGCGGCGATGTGCGAGCCGACGGCCGCGGTGGTGATGGTCGCGGAGGTGCCCAGCGCGGTCGCGGACCCGGTTCCCACGGTCGGCGCGTAGCCGATCGTGATCGCGTTCGTTCCCGCGCCGAGCGCCGTGGTGACCTCGCCGACCACGCTGGTGATCGCAACACGGCCGCCGGAGACCGTGAAGATGTTCCCGAGCGTGGACGAGGGCAGCGCGGCGGTCGAGCGCTCTACCTTCGTCCCGTAGACCGCGGTGCGGATCCCCAGCGTGTTCGGCGTGTAGGTCATCAGGACACCGACGCTCCGTCATCCAGCGGGACGTAGGTGAGGTACCACTTCATGGCGCCGGTCTTCGACGCGCCGGTGGTCCACGTGATGGTGCCGGCGGAGACCACGAACTCGCCCGCGACGAACACGGCGTTGCCCGCCTTCGCGGCGGTCGCCATGACCACGAGGCCGGTCGGCAGGCCGCCGCTGGACGCAACGGTCACGAGCGTTCCCGCCTCGGCACTGGTGAGCACCGTGGAGGTGGCGATGCCCGCGGTCTGCGCGGTGCCGACCGTGGGCGCGGTGCCGAGGGTCAGGACCGGGTCGCTGGACGCGATGGGGGTGGTCACGACGCCGATCAGGCCGGTGACCAGTACGGCGCCCCCGGAAACGGTGAACAGCGTGCCGGTCGCGGTCTGTGGCAGGTTCGCTGCGGCCCGGGTGACCACGAGTCCCTTGCGCAGGGTGCGCAGCTGCGTGCCCTGAACGAAGTTGGTCATCAGGCGCCCCTCACGCGCTCAGGGTGGCGAGGTTGGCGGGGCTGCGCTGCACGGTCAGGTCGTGCAGGATCGCGGTCACGAGGCCGGCGGCCGCGGCGTGGCAGTAGATGTAGTCGAACCCGTCGTCGAGCTGCGAGCAGAAGATCTCGATGACGGTGGTGTTCGCGCCCGCCTGAGTGACGGCGTTGCTCGCCGCCTGGGTCTGCTTGGTCCAGCCCGCCGCGCCCGCGGTGGAGGTGTTCTGGTAGTAGTGCGTGATCACGTTGCCGATGTTCTGGACGCCGGTGCCCGCGGCGGTCGTCGCCTCGCGCACCGTGAACGTGTCCGCGCCCGTGCACACGAACGTCACGCCCGAGCAGTTCTTCATGCTCAGGTACGCGCCCGAGGCGATCGGCACGACGTCGAAGACGCGGCCGAGGCCTTCCATTCCAGCCATGCTGGTGACTCCTTCTGCTCTGGCACTGTCTTGGGCCGGGGGCGCCGATGCCCGGCTTGCTCACTCCGGGCGGGAGGCCCGGCCGCGGGACTGCGGCCGGGGCCCGCCCGTATTCGGTCAACCGGCCAGCGCCGGCTCTTTGGTGTCCGTCGGCGCGTCGGCCTCGGGCGACCCGTTGTGGCGCCAGCACGTGCCGAAGCACTCCGCCGGGTCGTGCGGGTACTGCACGAAGAAGTCGCCACGCCGCCTGATCTCCGCCGCGACCGATACGAGCCGCAGCAGCGGTTCCTCGCCGTCGAGGATGACGATGTCGCCGTCACCGGACTTGAGGGCCTCGCGCAACACCTTCGGTGTGATCGCCTGGATCTGGATCCGCTTCACGGGGGCCTACCGGGCCACGATCTGCACGAACGGGCTCAGCTTGTTCACGCTGCCGTTGTGCGGGGTCAGCGGGGACTGCAGCCACGGGCGCCCGTCGACGCGCTCGATGATCCGGTAGGCGACCTGGTTGTTCTGGAACAGGAAGTGCTCCGAGGAGTCCACTCGGACCTGCTGCCGGTCGCCGATGAGGTAGTAGGAGAGGTCGACGAAGTTGATGTCGCCGGTGGAGCCGAGTGCGGGCGCCTTCTCCGTGAAGATGACCGGCCGGCCGAGGATCGTCATGGGCGGGGTCTCGGACCCGTTCTGCGACCAGCCGCCGATCCACACCGGCCCACCGCCGGTGCCCACCGACAGCGCCATGGTGGCGAGCTGCGGGAACGTGTCGATGCTGGCGATCCACACGGCGTTCGGCAGCGATGTGGGGAGCATCTGCGCGTACATCGCAACGATGTTCTCCCACACGATCGTCGCCGACGGCTGGCCCGACTGCTTGGCCACCGACACGGACGCCGGGGAGCTGATGAAGCCCTGCGGGGTGCCGGCGCCGGTCTCCGTCATGAACGCGACGTCCTCGAAGAACGCCAGGCCGTCCGGGACGCGGCCGTCGAACCAGGACGCGAACGCCGGGGCGTCGTCGAGCAGCTCCGCCGGGACCTTGAAGAACCCGGTGAACTTCTTGGCGTCGAGCACGACCTTGCCGAACTTGGCGGTCGACTCGACGAGCTGGCCGGCCTCCTCGGTCCAGTAGAACTGGATGCCGCCGAACACGTTGGTGGTGTGGCTGGTGTCGTCGACGGTCGGGATCGGGACGCGCAGCGTCGACATCGGGATCACGGTCGCGCGCGAGCGGACGATCGACTTCTCGAGGGCGAGCTGCAGCAGCTCGGAACGCATGATCTCCGGGATCAGGAATCCGCCCGCGCCCGGCTCCTCGCTCGAGAAGGAGTTCTGGAACTCCTTGATCCGCCCCAGCTTCGCCAGCAGCTCCTCGCGGCCCGGCTTGGTGGAGGGCGAGCGCAGTTCGAAGATCGCCTTGCAGTACTCGCCGATGTTGCCGAACCGCTCCTTCGCCGGGATGGCGCGCTCAAGGTTCGCGCCGATCGACGCCTTGTTGTAGACCGCGCCCCGGCCGCGGGAGACCGCGGCGGTGCCGTCGACGGTCAGCTGCGGGGCGCCGTTGGCCACGTTCACCCCGAGCTTGGGGCCGCGCTTGGAGCCGTTGTCGCGGATCATGTCGAACAGGACCGACTGGACCTGGTTGCGGACCTCGTCGACGGTGTCCGGGTTGCGCTTGACGTAGCTGCCCGCGTACGCGTCGAGGAACTCCTTGGTGGTGCCGTCGGCCACGGCGGCCGGCTCGAAGTACTTCTGGAGCCGGGTGTGGTCGTTGAGCAGCTCCATGAGCCCGGCGCTGTCGGTGGGAACTGCCATCTTCGTGGTCACTTGGTGCCTCCTATCAGGGCTTGGCTCAGCACTGCCGACAGCAGGCCGGTGTCCATCTGGTCGCCCGGCTTGTAATCCGGGTTGATCTTCTTCATGAGGCCCTCGAGCGAGGACTGCGCCTCGGACTTGTTGATCAGTCCTTGGGTGCTCGAGAGCCGGGCGAGCGCGGCGCGCACGCCGGCCGCGTTCGGCGCGGAATCGGGGGTGTACCTGTAGGGCAGCGCCCACGCCTCCTGCTTGGACGGGTCGCCGTTGCGCTTTCCGGCGCAGATCGCGGCGTAGAACGCCGCCGGGTCGTCGGCTTCGGCGCCCGCGTGCCACGCCTTCGCCGCATCCCACGCGGAGGCGTCGACGCCGTCGGCGTTGAGCATCTGCGTCTGGGACTTCGCCGACGTCTTGCCGCCGGTCGGGCACGGCGGGATCGGCTTGATCTGCTTGCCGTCCTCGTCGAAGTAGTCGTGGTCGGTGTCGCCCTCAGGGGTCGAGTCGTCGTCGCCGTCGCCGTCCGGGTCGAACCGGGTGGTGCCGTCGGCGCCCATGACCCAGCCGTCGCCGAGCGGCTTGTCGCCGGCCGCGGACTGCTTCTGGGGCGCGGGCCCGGTCTCGGCCGCGGCGTTGATCGGGGCGCCCCAGCGGGCGTAGACGGACAGGTCCCAGCCGGCCGACACCTCGTCGCCCGAACCCTGGATCCGGTCGGCCAGGCCGATGCTGACGGCCTCGGCGTCCGAGAGCCACGTCTCGGAGCGCATCATGTTGCGCCAGTAGGTCGCGGGCTTCCCGGTGCGGTCGGCGTAGATCGAGGCGATGTTGTCCGACGCCTTGTCGAGCTGCTCGGCGAGTTCGCGCATGTCGGCGGCGTTCCCGATGCCCATGGCGAAACCGTCGTGGATCATCATCTGGGAGTGCGGCGCCATCTCCAGGTGGCCCGGGGACGCGCCCTGCGCGATGAAGGAGGCGGCGGAGGCGGCGAGGCCGTCGACGACGACGTGGACGGTGCCGCGCCGCTGGGCCTGCTTGAGCTGGTTGTAGATCGCAATGCCGTCGAAGACGTCGCCGCCCGGGCTGTTGAGGTGTAGTTCGATGTCGCCGGGGATCTCGCGCATCTCGGCGAGGAAGTCCCCGGCCGATACGCCGTAGAGCCCGATCTCGTCGTAGATGGACACGAGCGTGGGCACACCGGCCGTGGCCTTGTTCTCGATCTTCCACCAGCGGGGCAGCACCCCCGTCAGGTTCTGAAGTCGCCGCGTCGAGCGCAGCGGCCTGGCTCCGTGCATTACCGCCTCCCTGCTGTCTGGACCGGCACGTAGCCGTCGGATAGGACTTGGCGCAGCAGCGCCGTCATGTCGTGCGTGCTGGCCGGGCGGGCGTCTTCGAACACCCGCGTCGCGGCCTGGGTGCGGCCTGCGGCCGGCCCTGCGCGGTTTCCAGCGCCCCCGGGAGGCGGGTAGCGGCCGTAGACGGTGCCGCGGCAGCGCGTGCCGCCGGCGCACAGGGCGTAGCCGCCCGCCGGGTACGCGGCCCGTGCTGCGGCTTGCGCTGCGGGGTCGTCGGAGTAGCCGAAGCTCGTACCGTCGATGGCGTCGCAGGGCGCGCACGTGTTCGCGTCGTGCATCTCGGTCGCGACGAGTTCGGCCTTGGGGCCGGCGGCGATGGTGGCCAGGCGCGCGGTGTTCTGGGCGGCGGACATGGCACCGGCGGCCATCGCCGCGACGGACGCCTCGGACAGGCCCTGTAGGAAGGTGCGCGTCTGGTCCGCGACCGCGTCCGGGTCCGGGTCGGGGCCCGTGGCCAGTCGCGCGGCTTCACGTCCGGCGGTGAGGGCGAGCTGCTGGGCGGCGAGGGCCGCGGCGGTGGCGGCCATGGCCTTGAGGTCCGAGTCAGGCGGCGTGATGGGGCGCACGCCGGGATATCCGGCGGCCGCGGCCTCTGCGGCGGCCTGCTTCGCCGAGGCGTTCGCGTAGGCGGCGGCGTGCTCGAAGATGATGCCCGCGGCCGCAGTCGTGTCGAGGGAGAGCGCGGCGAGGCCGATCAGGTTGTCGGCTTCGACCCGGTCGCGGATCTGGCTTGTGAGGGCGCTGATCCACCCGGGAGTGACGGCGGCGAGCCACGCGGCCGTGAGGAGCGCGACGGCAGCTTTCCACTGGGTGTCGACGGCCTGGAGCTGCGCGGGCGGCTGACCAGGTGCCGCCTGCGAGGCGACGTTGATGACCTCGCGGCCGCGGGCCTGCGCAGGGGCCGGCGAACCGGGGGCGCCCTGCGGTCCAGCCGGAGCCTCGGGTACCCACCCGGGCGGCAGCGCAGGGGCCTGCGTCGGCTTGACCGCAACCTTCATGCTCGGCAGCCCGACGGCCTCGAGCACGTCCTGCTCGTCCAGGCCGGCATTGATCAGGGCGGCCGCGGCCTGGGACTTGATGAGCAGCTCGTTCGCGGAGGCCTCGGCGTTCTGCGGGGACGGGTCGTCGTAGTCGAACTCGACTCCCTTGCCGGACGCGCCGAACAGGGGCAGCAGCTTCGAGTTGAGGGTGTCGCGGCGCCGGTTGAGCCGGGGTATGGACTGCCAGCCGACGAACACCTCCTCGGCGGTCTGCGCGGAGGCGCGGTTGACGTCGTCGGAGGTGCCCATCATGGTCTTGTGGATGCGCCAGGCTTCGCGCAGTTCGTCGCGGTTGGCCAGGCGCAGTTCCCCGTACTCCATGTCCTTGTTGGACTGGGCGTTGGCTTCCCACGTCATGCCGGCTTCGAGGACGCCGACGGCTCCGGCGCGGGCGACGCCGCGGTGTGCTTCGCGCCACCGGTCGATCAGCTCGTCGAACTGCTGGTCGTTGAGCCGGTTGGGGACGGTGATGACGCCGCCGGGGTCCGCGCCGTTGAGGAACAGGTTGCGCTGGTATTCGGTGGCGTACCGCTGCTGCTGGATGTTCGGCAGGATCGAGGCGACGGGTCCGGCACCGCGGTAGGGGTCCAGGGGGTCGGGGCGCTTCTCGAGGATGACTTCGTTGGTTTTGAGCGGCACGTTCTCGCCGTTGGGGCCCGTGTAGATCCATCCGGACAGGAAGCTGTCGGGGTCGGGGACGGGTTCCATTCGGTCGGGGCGGACGTACCACATGGAGGTGGGGAATCCGGCTTCCATGTCCAGGACCCAGAACGTCTCGCCGGTGAGTTCCTCGTGCTGCTGGCAGCCTTCGCGGAACTCGAATCCGGAGTGCCAGTCGTTCGGGTTGTTCCACAGTTGGATCGCGGCGTGCTGGACGACTTCGATGCGCTGGTCGGATCCGGTGTCGCCGGTGGAGTAGCGGCGTCGGCCGTCGACGGGCTGCTTCTTGTAGAGGTGCCAGGTGGGGGTGGCGGTGGTCTCGGCGAGCAGCGAGATGATCCCGTAGATGGTGCCGCTGGCGCCGTATTGGCGCATGAAGGTTTCGCGGCTGGTGCGGCCTGCGCCGAGGTAGAAGGAGAGGCCTCGGCGGGATGCGGCTGTGGAGAGTGGGATGGGGGGCTTGCTGGCCTGGTTGCGCAGGCCGAGGAGCGAGCCGAGGGGGGACTTCACGCGGCCACCCACTTGCCGTCGCGGATCCACCCGTGATCTCCGCAGCGGCACAGCAGGCTCGGCGAGATCGTCAGTGGGTCGGTGCTGATCAGCTCATGCCCGTGCGATGCGCCACGGTTCGTGAAGGCGACGAGGCCCGGGTGCCAGCGGCCGAGGGTGTCGCTCCAGTGCCACTCCATCATCGCGGCCGCCCACGGGGCGGTGATGATCCTGCCGGTCTCGCGGTTCGTTGGGGAGCCGTTGATGTCGGTCCACATGCCGTAGCGATCGGTGTCGATCTGGAAGGCGGTGGAGTGGCCTTCCCAGGTGTTCGGCGGCTGGTCGTGCGACGTCCAGGCGCTCATTCGTCACCGCTGATGAGCTCGAAGGCCCAGAGGCATGCGCCGAGGACGAGGAGTCCGGCGCCGGTTCCGAAGGTGTGCCAGGCGGAGGCGTCGAAGCAGGCGAGTCCGCCGAGGGCCAGCGCGGGGCGTCGGAAGCGGCGCCTCGCCGCGCTGGCCATCTGCGTAGCCCTGGCCGCCACCGTGGCCAAGACTCCACGCACCCGTCGCCACGGGGGGGTGATGGCGGGGGTGTGCGTAGAAACGGCAGCACTGGCCACGGACGCAACACCTCCCGGCGATGCACGACTTTCGGGCGTCGGCGTCCGATTAACGGACGCCTGATGCCATGGTACAGGTGCGCGGCCGTTTGGGAAGTGGACGGATCTCGCTGGCCCCTGGCGCCCCGGACGGCTACCGTGTAGGCAGCAGCGTGGAGCAGGTCGGTCAGCTCGCCGGTTTCATACGTCGGAGGTCGCGGGTTCAACTCCCGCCGCTGCCACTGGTCCGTAGCTCAGCTGGTAGAGCACCGCTCTGATAAAGCGGTGGTCGGTGGTTCAAGCCCACCCAGACCAACTGGCCGATAGTTCAGCGGGCAGAACAGCCGCCAGCCGGACCGTTCCCGGTCCAACTCGCAGGGGAGTGCGCACTTCCCGATGAGCGAGGGGTTTCTAGAGCCCTGGGCTGAGCCTCAGTGGAGGCGTGCGGAAGATGGTGGTTCGAGTCCACCGGCCTACCTTCCCAGGCAGCGAAAAGCCCCCGCCACCAGCGACGGTGCCGGGGGCTCAGGCGTGCGCGGAGAGGGCAGGATTCGAACCTGCGGGACTCACGTCCGGCGCGTTAGCAGTGCGCTGCCCTAGGCCGCTAGGCGACCTCTCCATGACGCGAGGCGGCGGCCGGACGGGATTCGAACCCGCGCCACCGAGCCGGGGCTTCCCGCGCATCAGCTAGAACTGAGCTGCGCGGATTCGGATGCCGGTGCGGGCATCACTGGGGACTCGCACCCCACGGAGCACGGCATCCTAGGCCGCTAGAAGACCGGCCGCCAGACGCGTCAGGGCTAGCTTACGCCGGACTCGGCACCTCGATCACCTCGTAATACCCGACCGCGCCCCCGATCTCGTCGCGGATGAACTCCTCGCATTCCCGCTGTGTGGCGAACCAGATCCCGCCGTTGCCGAACGACATGCTGTCGGCCTGCATGACCGGGGTCCACTGGTAGGCGCCGGCCTGCTCGGTGTCGCGCTCGGCGTACCAGAAGTTCGTGATCGGTAGTCCGCGGAAAGCGCGGTCTGGGTTCTCTCGCATCAGTCCACCGCCCCCTTGATCGCCTCGTACGTGCTGCACGGCCAGTCCTCGGCGTCCGACTCCCAGCCGAAGTACGGATGCTGGCACTCCAGCCGCTCCTCGTCGGGCTGGTGGATGTCGAGCACCGCAAGCACGGCCGGGCTGTCGGCGAAGCGTGCGCGAGTCGCCTCCCAGTCGGCTATGGCCTCGGCCTGGCGCCGCTCCCGGTCGGCCTTCCACGCGGCAGCGCGCGCTGCGGCCTCGGCGCGCTCCTGCGGGGTCGCGGTCCCAGTAAGGAACCGCACCATCCGGGCGTGTGCCTCAGACGTGTCGGTCACCTCGGCCGCGAGTTCGGGCGTTAGTGGAATGACGTGGGCCATCTTGGTGACCATCGTCATGGAGTACATCGTGGAAGCGACCAGCGGCGCGGCGAGGTCGGCCAGTGACTCCAGCGCGCCACGGCGCTCGGGGACGTGCGGCATCTCCGGAGCCGGTTCGGGCAGCGTGTCGCCGAAGCCTGCGTCAGCGAGTATCGCGGCGACACGCTCGCCGGCTGGACGCTCAGGCGCGTGGTCAGCGGGCAGCGCGAAGTGCAGTAGCGGACTGTGCGGCGTGTCGGCCATGCTCCAGTGTCTCGCAGATCCCCGCTGATCAGTACCGAAATCCGCGCGGTATCGTCGCCCCATGTCCACCCGTGATCAGATCGCTGTCGCACAGCTCGACGGCCAAGCCCGCTACTGCGTCAACCACCGGCTCCCCGAAGCCGAGGCGCTGGCCAGCCTGCGGGAGATCACGGCTCGGCCGGACCTGCTCGCCCAAGCCGCCGGCATGATGGCCGGCGCGATCGACCCGGACTCACCGGAGCGTCCCGGCCGGATCGCTGCGGCCCGGCTGCTGGTGCTGGCGGGCGCTGACCGGGCTGCGCTGGCGGGGTGGATTGAGCGGGGCCGGTGGAACGTGCGGCGGCCGATCGGGTGGGGTACGGCGCGGGAGCTCGGGGACGACCTCGGTCAGGTGCTTGCGAATCTGGTCGAGGGGATCCCGGAGTCGGGCGGCTGACAGTCCCCATGCACGTACTGTGGCGTCGCGTCGGCGATCCCGGTGACGTCGAGCCGGGCCGGGCAGTCCTTCGCGGCGTGCCCGTTGTGCTCGACGTCGTTGCCGTCCACCCAGTACGCGGCGGTTCCGGCGAGCGCTACCGCGTTCTCGGGGCTGAATCCAGCACCCATGAGCGATGCCGCAGCGCGGGCTGCCGGGTTCCAGTCCGGCGCCAGGGCGCTGTCGCAGTCGGGGCACAGGTACCCGACGTGCTCGCCGTCCACGGTGATGACCGGCTCGGCGTTGACGTGCCAGCAGCTGGCTGTGGCGCCGTTGAGGAAGAAGCGCCGCGCCCAGTCCGGGTCGGTCGAACGCCGATGGGTGACCTTGGGCGGTCCGGCGAAGCCGGGGTCAACGGTCATCGCCGCCTCGTTTCTGAACGCTTCTCAGCGTTCTCATAATCCCGATTATGTTGCTTGATCAGTTGGCGGACGTCTCGATCCCGAGCGAGTTGGCGATCACCGTTACCGTGTCGCACGGCCACGTGCCGTCCGCCTCGTCGGCCTCGAGCTCGCCGTAGCAGTGACTGCACATCGAGTCCCCGGCGACGAACAGGCCAGGCTCAGACTTGGCGTGGAGTTGAAGCACGGCCAGCAGCGCGGCAGTGGTCTCGTCGAGATCGTGCCAACCCTGTAGCCGATCGCGGATCTGCGCGTCCAGGTCAGTCGTCACCGGGTCATCTCCAGTCCGTCGCCATGTTGTAGATCATGGATGCGTGCTCGGGGCACAGGTCCAGCCAGCGCGGTCCGGCCTTAGTGTCCGCGATGAACGCCAGCTGCGCGAGGGCGCCGCACCGCAGGCATCTGTGGAGGCCGCTGGCCGCCCGGTGCTCGATCCACGCACCCTGATCCGTCAGGGGCGCCGCGCCCATGCGTTCGGGGTTGTCGCGCAGGCCTTTCAGCCATTCGCCGAGGTCCGTCTTGCGGGCGACGCCGATCAGGTCTCTGGCGTCCATCAGCGGCTGGCCTCCTTCGCGGCGCCAGACAGCAGCGTGTCGGCTGCTCCTATCGGGCGCCACTTGGTTGATTCGCAGCGCCACAGTTGGAACACGGGCCAACCCTTGGCGTCGGCCTCCTGTTGCGCCTCCTCCCGGTCGGATGTCTCCATCCATAGGGTGCCGTCCGGCTGGAGCACGCGATACCAGCGGCCGGGAACCCAGTCGTGCTTAGCCATCGAACCTCCATGTCGGCTTGAAGCCGGGACGAGCGGCATACGGCTCGGCTAGCCGGCACAACGTGCCGTAGATCGTGCCGCGGATGGCCGCGAGCACCGAGGCGTGGCCGTTTTCGGTGCGGAGCGCGGCGCTACGCAGGTATGCCTCGTGCGCTTCGACACTGGTCCGGTACGCCTCAATGATCGCCCGCTTGGCCGCGATGTCGGCGAGGAGCTGCTGCGGGATGCCGCAGTTGCAGTCGCCGAGCGAGCCGCCATCGAAGGCGTCGCAGTCCCAGCGGTGGACGTACTTGGCGTCTTCGGTGTCCTCGTCCAGGCACTGGGCCACAAACCCGGCGATGTCCACGTCAGTCATTGTCGGTCGGCCCCTTCGGGTAGGTGGTGCCGCACGAGCATCGGTGGTCGCCTTCGTGCTCCTGGCCGAACTCGCGGCTGCGGATGCACACGTGCTTCACGTGCCCGCAGCGAACACGCTCCCGGATGCGCCGCAGCGGATCGTTTGCGACCGCCCAGACCCCACACGCCCGCAACCCCATCAGGCCTCCTCGTCGTCTGTGCGCGGTTCGATACGCCTCACGCCGTTGCCGTCGAGCTGCAACCCGTAGGCCGTCAGCAGGGCGCGAAACGACTGCTCGTCGTGCCGGGCCCGCTGCTGCTGCGCGTCCCAGTAGGCACGGTAGTAGCGGCGCTGCGGTATCTCCGCGATCCAGTTGCAGCCGGTCGCCAGCGCGACACCGATGCTTCCTCCGGCTGCGATGCCGACGAGGCCGCCGAGCGTCGAGTTCCAGAAGCCGCCCACGTCACGCCCCTTCCATGCGCCGGGGTGCCGCCTCGGCAGCATAGTGCCGCTTTTCCCACAGCAGCCCCCATTTCAGCCCGGCAATGGTGCCGACAACGATGAAGCCGAGGCTGATTGGCCCGTACCAGCTCTGAATGAAGTGCCAGCCAATTGGGAACGCCGCCATAGCCAAGAACCAGGAACCCCAGCCGGTGGCGAGAACGCGTTTCGTACCACCGTCCACGTCACTTCCCCTTCATCCGCTTGGCGCAGGCCTCAGCGGTCTCGTGCCGCTGGTGGTGCACCGGGCAGGCCCCGTGCGTCCAGTACTTCGTGGTCGTGGCCGGGCGGCGTCTGCGCTTGTTGAGCGGGATATACGCGCGGATAGGGCCGATGCCGAAGGACAGGCCGAGTCTCACGTCAGGACTCCTTGATCTCTCGCCAGGCGTCGCGGAGTTGCTGCGGGATCTCGAACGCGTCGAGGATCTCGACACGCTGCCGCTCGATCAGCGCGGGCACGCCGTCGGCCTCGGCCAGTTCCAGGCACTTCGGGCAGGTGACGTACCGCAGCGGGTAACCCCACGTGTCGTTGGCGAACCGGCCGCAGCGGGTCGGCTTGTGCACGCCGAAGAACTGGACGGCCTCCTCGTCCGCGCCGCGCCAGTGCACCAGGCCATCCGGCTGCGCCTTCCCCGACAGGTGGTCGCGGAGCGCTTCCGGGATGTCGGCTGTGGCCACGATCTCGGCCCACCGCTCGGCGGTGATGAAGCGCGGGACGTCAGCCATCGGCCTTCGCCGCCTTGCACGTCGGGCACTGGCACGGCCCGTTGGTGAACTCCAGAACGTCGCGCGGGATCCTGTATCTGCCGTGGTCATGCGCGCCGGGGTCGGCCGGGTTCCTGACGGCGGCCAGTTTGCCAGCGTCCCAGGGGTCTGTGATCACTTCGCCGGACAGCATGAACTCGGTACCAGCGCTGATGCCGCACCAGTCCTTCGTCAGGCGCACGATCTTGCCCGGTGCGAACGTGACCGGAGTCGTAGGCTCAGCCATCTTCGTCCTCTACTTCCTCGCCGCCGTCGAATGCGCGCCATGTCGGGTACAGGTCGTCCATCGTGCGGATTACGGTCAGCGCCTCGTAGAACGCCACGCTGTCCTTCGGTGGCTTCTTCGGCGTGCCAGCGCCGTACATGAGGCCGTACGTGTGCGCGGCGACCGCAGTCTCTCGGATCATCCGGGCGAGGAACTGCGGCAACGTCGGGTCGTCGGCGTGCGTGGCCAGGAACCGGCGCATGTCGTCTTCCAGCGCGGGCAGCGCGGCCGCGATGCGTTCCTGCCGGTTCTGCTCGCTGTCGAGTAGCAGCTTGCCGATGCGCTCGGTGAACGTGAGCTCAGCCATCGGTGGCCTCCTCGTCGGCCTGGCGGTGGTGGATGACGATGCGTCCGTCGTCGTGGCGTTCGACGCGTCCGTGTCCGGCGTTCCGCAGAATGATCGATCCCTCGTCACTGAAATCCCCTGGGCGACCGTAGAAGAACCGGTTCCAGATCCGCGACGCGACGTCGGCCGGGATGCCCTCGGCGTCGAGTGCGGCCCGCAGCAGCTCGCCACCGACCCGGAGGTCCGGGAGCGCTGCGGTGGCCTGATCGACCCACCGCGAGCCCTTCCCCTCCTTGAAGTCGATCCGCAGCACCAGGTGCTCTTGGCCGAGCTCTCGCAGCACGGCACCGCGTTCGGTGACGCCGGTCTCGTGGACGTCGCGGGGCGTCTCGATGTGGACGTTCTCGGCGTCGGCTGTGTCGTAGGTCAGGACGTGGCCGTCGTGAGCGGCAACACGCATCAGGGTCATTCGTCGGACTCCTTGGGCTGGCGGCGAGCGGTGGCGGCGTTGTAGCGCTTCAGGCAACCGATGATGACCTCGGTGATGGTCTTTCCCTCGGCGCGCGCGTTGGCCAAGGCGGTATCCCACACGTCGTCAGAGACTCTGACGTTGCGAACGGGGGTGGGGCCGGCGGGTTGCTTGGTCATGCTCCAGTGTCCCACATGTAAGTACATTCCGGTAGCCGATCCCTCTTGTGCTGTACTTACAGCGGCAGTACTCTGTACTTACAGGACGAGGCGAGGGAGACGCCAATGACCAGCACGATCACCGCCACCGAAGCCGCCACCACCGCGCACGTGACCGTCCATACGGTCCGCGCCTGGTGCCGCACCGGCCAGTTGGTCGCGTCGAAGCGGTCGGGCCGCTGGGTGATCGCGCCGTCGGCTGTGGCCTGGGTCGTCTGCCCGGTGTCGGACCGGCCCCGGCGCGGCCAGCGCCTGCGTCAGGAGACCGTCCGCGCGGCCGCGCGCCGCCGGAACCGGGCCGCCGCGCGGGCAGTCGCCGCCGAGTACGGCACCCGCGTCATCGGCCACCAGCAGCGCGCCTTGGTCGCCGCCGCGAACAGCGGCCACGTCCTGGTGCGCGACTACCTTGTCGGTATCGGCTGCGACCCTGAGTTCGTGGGCAAGTACGAGTCCGCAGCGGGCCGGAAGATCGCGGCCACCTACCGCAGCAACCACGGCAC